GCGCTTATTGAGGATCCTGTGTAAACTGCTTCGACTGTGTGTATCGAGCCAATTCCTGCTCTAGGTATTGGATACGATCATCCTTTTCCTTGATCCGACGCTCTAGATCGGCAATACGCTCTTCGAGCTTTACACGTAGCGCAAAGTCTTCTCGGGAGTTCTTCTCTAGGCGGGAGATGTAGTCTCGAAGATCCTTTGTCGTCTCTTCTAGTGCGATACGGTCGGCACGAGAGTCTGCGATACCTTCCTTGAAGAAGGTGAGCACTGCGGTAACCTCTGCGGTTCGGTCAGCCGGAGTCTTCAACTTCTTGTTGAGAACTAGTTGAGTAATAACACTTACGGCTGTCACAATGGCAACACCGACTCCTCCACCAAGGAGCAAGCTAAGGAGGTCCATATGCGTTTACTCCTTATTGGGATCGTGCGCCTCGCGGAAGAATCGAGGAATCAGGATAGTGGCACGATATACATAGATCAGGCAGACAGCGATGGCCAGAATTACGGAAGAGGACATTCCCGGACTGTCTTGGGGATATAGGAACCAGATGACGATGTAGGACAGAACATATGCAAGGGGACCTATAGAAGCCAGGATTAGCCCTGCAAGCTCTACGGACACCCCAATGACTCCTATGGAGCCCGGCTGTACTGACATCGAATAACCGATTATTTTGATGAGTGCGCCGATAATGGCTACTATCATGCAAAGATACAGAACGCTGAAGTCAACGTTCCCATCCAAGAATTCCGGAGTTTTAAGAATGATGAAACTAGGCCACCAGATGCCTATTGTGGCTAGAACTGAAGCCCAGACATAGTTTCTGAACTTCAGATTTCCAAAGAAGGTACGCATCGATTGTCTCCCTAAACATCTTGGAGACTCTAGATTCCAAGTGTCTCACTTACTACTATCGCCCAGATATATCCTCACGGCTTACGACAAAAGGCTGTCTCCCAGTCAGCGAGAGACAGCCTTTTGGGGGCGAGGGGTTTAGCTAATAGCTGGATCTTCCTTAGGAGTGACGATACCGATGATGGCAGATAGACCCGTCAGTGCAAAGGAGACATAGGTCAGTGCAGTAGTGGCGAAATCGTTATCGATAATGCCTAGTGCCACGACAGCGGCGGCTACTGTTGTAGCTCCGCCATAGATGATTCCTCGACCTACAGTACCAAACCATCGAGCGGCTTCAGTAGGACGCAGAGTGGTCAACTGAAGGATACCCATAAGGGTCTGAAGTACAGCCGCGACGATGATAAGGATCGGCTCAACCTGCTCAGAAGCAAGGAATCCCATGCTGACAAGAAGGGGTGCGAGAGCCGCGATACCAGCGTAGATTGCCTCACGCCTTGCGGGTGTGAACCAAGTTCTGAAAATGTTCATAGTAAGCCTCCAGGTACTACTATCGTATTTAGTAGGCGGGGAACGAAACTCCGGTGAGGAAGACAGAGGTCTTGGTGACTCCGGTATTGTGCTTCACGACCAAGGCTCCTGTAGGACCGATCTTTGCATATCCCACGTCTCCGCCGTTGAATACGACAGGGAAGTGAGAAACCTCCGTAGGTCGTCCAAGGCTACTGATGGAAGTGCTAGTTACCGCAATTTCAGATCCGCTGGGGAAGCTTCCCACTACCCCTCCGCGCCAGTGGACTAGACCGGCAGATCTGCGATAACCGATAGGTCCCGCTGTAGTCTCGTCTGTCATTCCCGAAGCCTTAGCCTGTGTTGACCACTCCAGAGCTTGAAGGTTCCATGCGGACCAAGTAGTCCCATCGAAATATCTCTGGTAATGAATGTGGCGACTCAGTTCATCTCTACGCCAAACGGTTTGTACAGCGTAAACGTTGCTGTAACTAAGAACCATGCCGAAATAGAGAGTAGCGGTGGGAGCATTAAGGGCGGCAGTGGTATTGGAGTAATAGAACCCAGAGCGTAGTGCCAGGTTCCAGTCGCTGACCAGGGTTGCGGCTACACCGTCTCCGAACTGAGCGTAACCGTCTGCATTAATGTTACCTGCCTGATTGTTTCCGGCCTTGGCATAGATGTCTCCACCGACATCCAGGGTGCCGTTCTCCCAGAACTTTCCGACACCGACAGTACCGTTACCCCAGTCCATGGTCACTGTGGACGTGGGAACCTGAAGCTGAGAAACAGTCGTAGCGAAGGCGTCCTGAATGCTGACCCTCACATCGAAGGCAGAAGACTGAGCATACGTTCCGGAGATGACAAAGACACCAGGGTTAGTAGAAGTGACGTTACCTGCAAGGGTGTTGCGTCGGTTCGTCCAGGTGGTGCCTGACGGAGACTTGGTGTCTACGAGATACCGAATGCTGTTCTTCTGAGTAGAGTTCACAAGGCTGGAAACAGAGGCGGCAAGATTTACCGCGATGTAGATCCCGTTGGGATCTGCCGTGCCAGAGGAGTTAGATCGATAAACCGTGCGCTCTGTAAGTCTAGGGGGAGCCCACGCGGCGACTGTGATGGTCTTGGTAAAGGTCTTGGTGCGACCTCTGGAATCTGTGACAGTGGCTATAACGGATAGGGTTCCCGAAGAGGTCAGAGCCTCTGTTGTTCCGCTTATTGTGTTGTAGGTCTTTCCAGAGACGGTTAGCTTGTACCCAGTGATCGTAGAGCCATAGACACCTCCAACACCGAGCATGTTCCAGGCGATCTTGGACTGATTCTGGACGTAGTTACCTCCGGCTCCCATGACTGTGGAGACTGCGGACACAGCCTCAGAGAGTGAGATGTCAGTAAGAGTGGGGACAACGGTAGAGGGAGCGTTGAGTGTGTAGGAGAGAGTTTTTGTACCCAGGTTCGTGCTACCCGAGTAGGTAGTCACGATGATGGCACCCTTACCCGAGGTTGCATTGGGGATCTGACTCAACAGAGATAGGGGCGGAGTCCAGGTTACGGAGGCTCCTACTCCCGTAGCGATGGTAGCGACAACGTTACCGAAGGAGTACTTGACCGTGTGCGTGAAGGAAGCCGAAGCTCGGTTCGTGTTGATGGTGACTGTCGTAGATCCTGCTGTCAGGTTCGACGTAGACAGGGAGGGATTGGATACACGAGGAATCGTGCTCAGCGCGAGACTGTGATATCCGGAACCTGGAGTACGAGTAAAGCCCATGAGGTGGGCGTTGGACTCCGCGGCAATGTTGGTGATCGTTCTCGTACCATTGGAGGAATGCGTGACTACCTTAGTGCCTGATCCTAGAGTCATGGAGTCAGAGTTACGGAAGTCGTAAGCGAAGTTTCCTGTCCACACCTTGCCGTCAATGGTGACAGCCCAAGTACTTCCGCCTGCCGACCAAGAAGGGGAGTAAGCGGTCTTGTGAATCTGAAGATTCCACGAGACCGTAGATGTGTTGTTGGCGATGCTCTGAGAACTTTGGTTGACAGTCAGTACCAACTTAAACGGGCGATTAGGAAACGCCGATTCCCATGTAGCCATAGTTAATCAAATGCCAATCTTACAGTCGTCCTGCTGGTGCTGTACTTCTCGATAAGGTGGTTACCTACCTGAATAGACTCAGTGGTTTTAAGGTTGGAAACATTCAACTGACCCGAGTTCCACCATGTTACCTTAGTGTTTGCGTCATAGATGGCAATCTCGTCATTATCAAGTCTAAGTTCCTGCTTTTCCGCTGGATTACCGATCACAAGACCGCTTCCGGTGGTGAATCGGTAATACCTGGCAGTGTTGTCAGCCGTATCCTGAGCCGCCTCTGCCGTTCCCTGTGCCGAATTGGCGGCAATAAGAGCTTCTTCGGCGGTAGACGCGGCTACCTCAGCGGAATCCGAGATGATCTTGATACCGTCATTGTCTGACAGGTCGATGATGGATCCAAATTCGCTTTCCAACTTGTCAACGGTGATGCTACCAACCTCGATGTGGTTGGCGTTGATAACCTCTGCACCGATGTGCTCAGCGGTGATGGATTCGGCACCGATCTTTCTCGCCGTGATGGCCCCGTCAACAATGAGTTGGGAGTTGGCCATGCGCGTGAGTCGGACACTGGATACGTAGACAGTTCCCGTAGCTGGAGCCTTGAACAAGATTTCAGCGTAGAGGGATCGTGTGCCCTCAGGAACAACATACGATCCTGACTGCACTGCGGTATCTCCCACAGCAAGATCTAGATATGAGGTAACTGCACCGGCTCCGTCCTGCTGACGAAGGGAGAACTTAGCATTTGCGTTGGCGTCTCCTCCAGCCGTGAAGTCGGGGCTAGTGGTGTAGGAGATAGACCATAGCCACTCCTCTCCCGGAGTGACCGACACAGGAAGGGAGGTTCGAACAGTGGCGTTGGGAGTGAGTGTAGCTACTCCGTCTGAGACCGTGAGAGGTCCGGTCCAGGCGTTTGCACCTTCCCAGAAGTCTCCGTTTGGAATCTCGTTTGTCGTGTTGGCCACGATGACGTGCTCGGATGTAAGAGACTTGGCGGCGATTCGTCCAGCGTCAATGTACCCGGAAGTGATCTTACCAGCGTCGATGGAACCTAGAGCCGCATTACCCAGAGGACGTGGAACCCAGTCATTTGCTGTGGTGTCCCAGGAGTAGATCCTGTATCCGTCATCGGTATCAAACCAGAGGTCTCCCGAAACATACGTTCCGCCTACTGGCTTCCCTGGCTGGTAGTAATTCTTGTTCTTGCCGTTCACCAGGGTGAGCGCCGCGTCAGCGTTCTCCTGAGCCTCGGTGATGGCATCTGCGATGTCTCCAGAGATATCGCCCGCCTCGACTCCTACTGCAACGATAGAAGCTGACGGAGAAGGATCAGACTCATTACCGTAGAAGTCCGTAGCAATGAGTCGGTACCAGTACTCAGTTCCCACCGTGACGCTGGTATCAGCTACAGAGCCGCCCATGATCGTGCCGACCTGAGTCCAGGGACCTAGTTCTGCCGTGGCGCGCTCTACTCTGAGGTTCCTGAGGAACATAGGAGCCTGCCCGCCATCTAGGAGCCCATCCCAGATGACCGTTACCGTACCTCGTGCAGATGTAAGCGTAGGAGCGGAGGGCGTAGGAAGCGGGATCATCGGAGGATCTGCCTCTAGAGCAACTTCCTCCGAGAACTCTCCCGTACCACCTTGTCGGGATACGGCACACACCTTGAAGACCCAGGTGTCCCCAGGAGTATAGCCGCTAAGGTACGCCATGGCGTCGTAGACGATGGTGAGCCTCTGAGACTCAAGCTGAGAGGACTTGCGTCCCCACACCTCATAGTGAGAGACCATGACCTCTCCGAATCCCTCACCGGAGATGACAGGATTCCATGTGAGGCCGTAATCGGACGTGCTACTGCCGTCAGGTCCCCAGAAGCCTACGGTGCTTACTGTAAGTCCTGTAGGAGCGTCAGGGATGTTAGCCACAGGCATGCCCGGTGGCACCTTGATCACACTGGAGGGAGTGCTAGTGGAGTTGGTGAATCCTCCACCTATGGCGCGAGAGTGGGAGGTACGCGAGACCCACTTCTCAAGTTCAGACTGCCGATCCTTGAAAATCTTGTCGAACTCGACTACGAAACGGGGCTCTCCTGTGTCAGTGTCTTCCACCATTGCGATGGACATGATCCTACGCTTGTCATACGAACCAGTAGACCCAGGAGTGGAGATGTAGTCTCCCACGTTGAAGTCTACGTATGGGAACGCGCCAGGGATTGGAACAAGTTCGTAGGTGGCGGAGAGTTCAGGTAGAGACTTCTGAGCGAAGAAGGTATTGATCAGCTTTCCAGCGGCGGCACCTGTCAAGTCTGTAGAAATCTGAGACTCAATGCGACCGTACTTCTCAACAGATGCGCCCAGCGCTGTGTCTTGGAACCATCCGTCCGGGGTGTGGATCAGGAGATGGTTGACAATTTCTGCTTGACCCGTCTCACTGGCGGAAATAAGATTACGTCCAGGGATGAGGACTACTGGAGCCTCAGACACTCCCATGGTGCGGTCAAAGCCTCGCACCTTCCAGACGTGTAGCTCCAGTGTGGCGGGATCTACGTAGATGTCGCATCCAAGCTCTTCTAGAGCCTCGAATACATCCTCGTAGGTAGCTCCAATGTCGAAGGACATCGGCACAGGTTCATCCCATGGCTCGCCCGCGGAGTCCTCCGAGACCGTGAAGGTAGGAACAAGATTTTGAGCGAAGCGTACACCACGGGCGTCAGCTTCAGCTAGGAGAGTGAGGAGGATGTCCCCAGGAGTCCAGCCTGGATCCGTCTCAGGGTATCCGTTTACCTTCCACTTGCCTGCCTGACCCGTGTAGCTGAGAAGCTTGGCAGAAGTAGGCTGAGCAGGGTCACCGATCTGGAAGAGAGCGCCAATGAAGCCGCCCGGATTGTGGTTAAGTTCGGTCTCTTCAGCATCACGGTTGAAGCCCTTGATACCGATTACGTGACTACCAGGATCTAGCTCGAAGTCCAGACGGATAGTCTCTGACCAAGAGTGTAGGTTGGTGCTCATCAGAAGCTCGCCATCGACAAAGACATCAGCCTGATCGTCAATAGCGAAGAAGAAGGAGTAGGAACCACGCACTGTGGTAGTGAACTCGTGACGGAAGAAGTTATAGCCTTCCGGGGAGTCTATACCGACGTTGCCGCCGTGATTGATCGGCTGTTCGCTCCAGATCCACCAGGCTCCTGGAACGTCAGGCCATTCGGCGGGGGCGTGTCGCCAGAACGGATATGGCCATGGGGTCTGATTCCACCGCATGACCCTTTCGGGCTCATTCCAGTCCTCTGCGTGATACCAAGGACCGCGCTCGGTGGCGAAGTTGAAGTATCTGGTTTCGGCAGATGTCTTCTTGAGTCCCTTGGAGGGCTGTACTGCGGCATCTCGGCTCCAGGATCGGAATCCTTCTCCCGAGACTTCCCATACCTCGTCGGACTCTTCTCCCTGTCCTACAATTCCTGCCTTGACCGTCTGAATGATGAATCCGCCGATGTAGGCGTTGTTCATCTTCAGTCGGATGATGTTGCGATACTCCAGGAGGGAGGGATTAGCCAGGATCTTGGGATCCCTCTTAGAAATCTTGAATCCTCCGGCTCCGTGAGCCTTCAACTCAGAGAGATAGGTAGGATCCCATCGTGCGTTGAGAACGTCTACAAGAGTGAACGGGGCACTGTCCCTGTAGACCTCTACAAGGAGATGGTTGAGTAGTGAATCTGCCATTAGAGCCACCTAGGACGATATCTGATGATTCCGGATCCGGTTCCTGAGCTTGAGGTCAACCTGATTTGCTGTTCTCCGGGGCGTAGGACAAACCAGAAGGGGTGCCCGAAACTGGAGACGTAGGAGATGACATTAGCCCCTCCCGCGCCCGACCTCACAGCGGTGAAAGCATCCACATCTATGGAGATGCTTCCCGTAGTGATTTCTCGATTCACGTTCACATAGACACCCTCACTGAGGTTTGTGAAACGGAAGTTGTTGCGGGAAGCATTAGCTACCAGAGTGATGTCTGTCGTCTCGTAATCTCCCAGGATGTCCACCGTGACAGTCGAAGAGGTTGCGGCAGGGATTTCGATGGTCTCTTCGGGTCCGTAGAAGAAGGGATCGGAGAGATAGAGAGTCACTGAGAAGGTAGCGCGGCTGCTCCCATTCATCACAGGAGCGAAGCCGTTCTCATAGACAGCCATAGCGGTGGCTGTTTGAACAGTGTTGCTTCCGTAGTTCTTCCAGCGCTTCGTGAGAGTAACCTGCTTGCCTTGATTCCAGAACAAGTTACGGAGCATCTTGAAATTCTTCTCGAACTCCGCACGCATAGGTGCAGTCGTAGGAACACGACCGTCTTCTGTAGCTCCCAGGACCCACATATTGAAGGTGATGGATCGACCCTCAGGACGGCGCGAGGTGAACACGGTTCCCGGACGGTACGGGATAGTCAGATCACTACCGCGTAGTCCTGGAGGGGACTGCTGATCGCCACCCCAGGTAACAATGTTCCATCCTAGGGTTTGGAGCGATACACCGTTAATGCTCCAGAAAGTCGTACTTGAATTCACCATGGGTCCATGCCCTTCCTATTCTAGTCTAGCGGCTATTTCTCTGATCTGGCGTTGTTCATGTAACCGATCTGACGAATAGCCTTAGGCAGAGAAACAGAAGGCTTCTCAGGAACAGGGTTGATCATCTTCAACTCCTGTACATTCACGCTGTAGTCATAGATCGGCTGTACTCCGCTGGAAGACAGAACTGCGGCACGGGATCCCAGGGATGGGAGAGAACCGCTGAGTCCAGATCCAGAGATGAGGGACTTCAGGGCACGAGACTCCTGAGGATCCAGTACGGCTTCTGGCTTTCCAGAAAGGTTGATAGCCGCTCCACCGTTAGGGATCCATCCACCGTTGTCATAGAGCTTGGGGATGACACCACCGTTCTTCATGGCCCAGTGAACGTGGTCCCAGTGGTCTGAGCGCACCGGCTCGCCCCAGTAGTAGTTTGCACCATTCATAAGCTGGCGCGGTCCTGCTGGGGAGTAGATAAGCTCACGAGAGTTCGGGAAGTTGCGGCGGATCCAGTTGAAGATTTCCATCGACGGAGTAACGTCAACGGCGCGTCCCTGAGCGTGGTAGGAACGCACACCTGTGGAAGTCATAGCACCCGGACGGAATGCAGAGAACAGGCTGGCACCAGGGAATGCGTTACGAAGAATATTCCACTGAGTACTCCATCCCAGGGCGTTTCCAGGTCCACCTCCACCCGGGAGAGCGTTCCATAGAGAATCGACCTTGGAGGCCAAGCTGTTGACAAGCTTGACCGGGAACTTGGAAACCATCTGTCCCCAGTTGCCCCCGCCAATGCCGTCCATCATAGGGGCAATGAGGTTCTTCAGACCATTAGAAACGTACTTAGCAGGATTCAGGAACAGATCCAGAGGGGAAGAGGAAGCGCGGTCAACCGTGTCCCCACCTAGGGAGATACGCTTGGAGCGAGTAGGTCTTCCTACACCCTTTGTGACGTTACCCTGAATGTCTCCATAGACTCCACCGAACGCAAATGCCTGACCTCTGCGCGCACGCTTGTTGAGTTCATCAATACCGGCCTTGCCTCCCATCATCTTTGTGAACTCGGGGCGCATGATAGCCTCGCCACCGGAAAGGCTGAGGCGTCCTGCTGTGGGGCTGTAGAACTCGTGTACGTCACGACCTGGGGTGTAGCCCGGCATGACTCCACCCTTGGCGAATCTGACCCTCGGAAGGGACATATTGAGTCCCAGGGAGTCATTTACAGTGTTCCAGAAGGTGCGGATACCGTTGTTGTAGACAGTCTCAACAACTACCTTGACAGGTCGGCGGAACTTATCGGTGATGGTCTCCCATCCCTTAGTGATTCCTCTCAGGATGGTGTCGAAGCCGGAACGCATTCCTCCCCAGAAGCTGTCCCAGTCTCCGCGTAGAGGGGCAGAAAGAATTCTCCAGGCACCGCGAATACCGTTCCAGGTCTTGCTCCAGTTGATTCCAAAGTTGCCTAGAACTCTGGAGAGGATGGTGGAGAGACCAGTCCAGAAGGTGTCCCAGTCGCCACGGAGTGGCGCTGTAAGAGTTCTGAAAGCGATCTGGATTCCTAGCCAGGTCTTGTTCCAGTCGATTCCGAACAGTCCCAGGACGCGGCTGAACGTATTATGCACTCCGCCCCAGAAGGTGTCCCAGTCGCCACGGAATGGGGCGGTGAAGGTAGTCCAGGCTGTGTTAAGTGCGCCCAGAGCCAGATCCCAGTCGATGCCCAGCTTGTCCAGGATGAAAGAGGCTAGGTTCTGAACGCCTGACCAGAAGGTGTCCCAGTCTCCTCGGAATGGAGCAGACCAGGTATTCCAGATCTTCTCAACTCCCGCCCAGAAGGCGTCCCAATTACGGATAAGATCCGCGCCGAAATCGTACCAGTAGGTCGCCAGTTCGTCAAGGTATCGGCTGAATTCATTACCCCAGGGGGTCATGTCTCTTACAAGATCCTCTAGCCAGCCTAGCGGGGTAGAGGTCTCTCTGTCCCCGAAGCCCATTCGGGTGAGAAGCGTAGAAGGATCGTTCTTCAGCTTATCGTCAACCTGAGCCGCACCTTCCCCAGGTCCGGCTTCGAACATGGAGGAGAGGGCAGGAACAACATCACTCAGGATGGTGAGAAGTGAAATCACTCCTCCGATCCATCCCAGCCTTCCGCCCAGCTTTCCTAGCCCAGCGAAGAAACCTGAGATTCCTCCCCACTTGAAAGTCTTGAATCCGGCGAGAAGACCTAGCAGAGAGGTAAGTCCCGTGAACTTACCGACAAAGGCGACACCAGCGGCGACACCTAGGAATCCTAGGAGCCCCTGTAGGATGCTCTTGTCGATCTTTGAGATAGCTCCGGCTACAACCTCGAAGAATCCTGAGACAACTCCGAAGAAAGCCTCAAAAGCCGCGCTTCCACCATTTTCTAGAATTGTGTCGATGGACTCGACAATGCTGGTAAGTGCGGAGATGAACTTCTCATCGATGTCAGTCTCAGCCAGAGTATCCAGAAGTCGTCCGATGGCCGGTCCCAGATCCTCACGGAGGAGCTTTACAAGATCCTGAGCATCCTGGATGTTCTCAGGATCCATCATCTCGTCGGCCAGCCAGGAGAAGAAGTCACCGAAGAGGCCCTTGACCTCGGTTAGAAGAGGCTTGACATCTTCTAGGTACTGCTGGAAAGGAGAGCCCTCTTCTCTAGCGGCTTCGGATGCTTCCTTCCATGACTCGGTAAGGTCAAGCAGACCCTCACTGATCCAGTCACCGAACTCAGACGAGGCGGCGCTGTAGTTGAAGAGGGTAGCTCCCACATTCTTGATGATCTGCCACCAGCGCTCTAGACGCTTCTGCACATCCTCAAGCCAGCGGGCTAGGGATCCGGTTTCACGAGCATCCGCGATGAAGTCAGAGAAGTTCTGAGCCCCCTCAGCGAATCCGGTCGTCATCCAGTCTGTGAACGGTCCAGCCGCGATAGTGATGTCCTTGAGGGCATCTGCGATGGAGAGGAATCCTTCTCCAAGGTCTTCGATGACCTCGCCGTTCTGATCACCGATGGTCTTAAGATCGCGTGACCATTCTGGGGATGCCAGAAGCGTGATCAGGTTGCCAGTGAAGCGTCCCATCTCACGAGCGGCGGGGCGAAGGAAGTTGCCCAGATTGTCAACGATCTTAGGAAGCTTGTCCAGGTCGTCCACGAACTGCGAGAAGAATGTCTCCTGCATGTCACGACGGAAAGCCTTCCACTGATCCTGCATGGCGATGATAGCCAGCACGAATGTACGCGCGGAGGGGGATAGCTCAGCAAGGGCTCTGTTGAACTCATCCTGAGCCTGAGCCTGTGCGGACATGCCTGTGTCGCTAGGAGTGGCAATGACAGGATCATTAGCTCCGGAACGCTCACGACGTAGAGCACGCTCAGCATCACTCTGAGCCTCAATGGCATCTACTAGAGCCTCGCGGGCATCTACAACGTTCTCAGCGTTTTCGATGCCCTTCTTCTCGGCTACCGCAAGATCATTCTGATTCTTGATATTGGTCTTGCGAACATCCTCAAGATCAGCTTCAGCCTCCTTGATAGAGGCGGCGGCGTCCAGCTTGTCTCCCAGCGTGGAGCCGGGGTCAGCCATGACGTTCCAGTACTCTTCTTGAGCCCTACGGAGGTTGGCAATGGCGCGCTCTTCATTGAGCGACGCACGAGAGACTTCCTCACGAAGATCGATGAGGTCACGCAAAGCCTCTTGACGAGCATCATTCAGGTTCTCTTGAGCCTTTGTGACACTGCGCTGTGCCTTTTCTAGGGAGCGCTCAGCGTCGGACAGAGCTTCAGTGCGCTCCTCCTGGGACCTACCTGTGGGTCCAGAGCTTGTAGAGGTTCCTCCAGCGGCAGAGTTTGTAGCCTTCTGCATGGCGGAGTAGGTCTTGAAGACATTACCTACACCTCCCATGGAGGCGATGACGCTACCGATACCTGCGGCCACACCGGACAAGATTCCAGGTAGGGCTAGGAAGGCTCCAGAGAGGGAGCCGATCTGGCTAGCGAATCCCAGAATGACGGGTCCGGCAGATCCGATCAAAGCCAGAAGTGGGTTGATAGCCGCGATGGCGGCTCCGATGATCGGAATAAGAGCGACAAACGGAGGTGTCAGCCTAGGACGCCAGTTGCCGAACTTCTGGAGACTGCGATATAGACGGTCTCCACCGTTTCGCACGGTGTTGAGGATAGGAGGAAGTCCGCTGAAGTTATCCTTGAAGTTCCTCAGATCACCATTGAAGTGAGCAATTCTTGATCCGAGTCTCCTCCAGGAAGAAACCTGAGCATGAACACTCTGAGTTACTTCGCCTGTAGCCTCATTGACCTCACCAACGCCGTCTACGAAGCGAACGTTAGCCTTACGGGCGCTCTCGACAGCGGCGGCTTCTTCTTTGATTTCATCCGTATGGCGGGATCGCTCGGCAGAAGCTTCCTTCAGGGCGGCTACTTCGGACTGTAGAGCCTTCACAGAGGCCGTGGACGGCCCTGTAGTGCCCGTAATACTCTTCTGTGCCCGTGAGTACGCCCTAGCGGCTTCTGAGGCCGCTAGGAGGCGCTGAGCGTTTGTCAGAAGTGCGCGGTTCTGAGACTGAATAGCTCGCGTGCTGTCTCGGGTGTTGACCGTACTGGCACGAGTAGTGGAAGCGTACTTAGCGGCTTGAGCGATGGAAGTCTTGATGGAAGAGACTTCAGATGCCAATGCCTTGGACCGAGCCACAGACGCCTTGGTAGCGGCGGCTCGGTCCTTAGCAGAAGCGGCGTTGAACTTGGATTCGGCATCCTTCAAACGGTTGAGCGCACGCTCAGCCGCGAGGGTTTCCTTCTTGATGGCGTTGAAGTCAACTATTGCCCGATAAAATGCTCGGGTCTCATTCGCTTCAGCCATCTCGCCTCCTCCGGCTCCTCTGTACTACTATCGCGCACCAGCCCATCTGGTTGGGTCGCCCATGGAGCCCATGAAGGCTTCGAAGGATCCCGCCTTCACCTTTGACAGATCAGGCACAATCTCGACAATGACATCTTCATCGTTCTCGTTCTTACCCCATACAAGGGATCCTCCACGGGTGTCCCTTTCAAGGGCTTCCTCGATCTGCGCTCTCTCGATGTCATCGTAAGCAAGAGTCTGTGCAGAATCGAGTGCGGGATTGCCCTTACCGTCAGTCATGTACCCAGCCGCGATATAGGTAGCAAGCTGACGGGTTTGCCAGGACAGGAGCGCAATTTCTTCTCTGCGCTTCATGTAATGGCGTCTGCGAATTGCGGCGACGATCTGACGAAATCGCCTCACCGTTAGATCAAGAATTTGGTCATCGGACCAGCCATACTCACGAGATACAAGATCAAAGGAGATGCTGTATCCACCAAGCAGACCGTCAGGATCAATGTCCTGAATGTCCTCAAGAATTAGTTCTTGGCTACGGCTGAGGGTACTACCGTCTTGAAGATCGCCATGAGGCGTTTTCCCAGTGCCTGAATGTCACCGGCTTCGTTGCGAACAATCTTCTCGATGATGGAGATAGTGTCATCAATCTCCGGGTCGCTCAGTTCCTCTCCGAGACGAGTGAACAGTTCTCTGTTCTTCTCTTCCTCGGGGGACTTAGAGCGGGCATTCTCATCGACTCCGACTGGAGTAGTCATGAAGCGGATGAACTCCAGCGCCTCATCCTCAGCCTCAGGGATAGCCATGACGATCACACCGAGAAGCTGACCTACGAACACCTCTGTGTCATTGAAGTTCAATGGCATCTGCATAAGGATCGGTCCACCGCCTCGGGTGACGATCTTCAGAAGCTTGAACATGCCTCGGGTCTTAAGAGGCTCGATACGAACCTCAAAGCCTGACGATAGGGTGATAACGTCAGGCTCTGGGGAAAGAGCGTCCACGTCTTCAGAGACGATGGCGGTCTTCTTGGTTGTCATTTGTCCTCCAGGGATCAGAGACTATTTGGTTGTTTAAGGGTATCAGATCAAACTTAGACGGGGCGGTTAACCAGGCGTCCGATAGCCTTTGTAGGCTGACCGGTCTGAGAGTCAAGTACAGGAGCGCCGGTCTCGTCTGTGTCAGAGAGAAGAGCGGTACCGGTGTAGTTGAGCAGAAGTCCGTCCTTGTAGGTAGGACCGTCGAAGCTGATTGGCTGGAACTGAACCTTGAAGAGAACGAAGTCCATTACGCGAGGAACACCGTCCTTGTCCTTGGAAGGTACGCGAAGCAGAACGGGGCGAGACTGCGTGTTCTGCTGACGCTCTTCCCAAAGAGGAAGGGTGTGAGTGTCGTTGTTGCCGGAACCGGAAGACGTTGCCTTAGAACCGCTCAGTAGGGCGATGGTCTTGAAGGGTACGTAACCCGACTGGATGGTAAGCGTAGCCTTGTTGAACCAGTACCAAGTGCTGAGCGTGGTGTCATCACCGGTGTTGTCATACGAGTCTGTGTCCAGTTCTAGGGAACCGGAACGGACACCGTAGATGTCACCGTCAGTAGCGTCAGCACCCGTAGTACCGTCAAGGATTGCGGCGTGGGTAATCGAGAATCCCTCAAAGATTGGGGTAGCCACGGGGGCCTCCTAGGTGGTGTGTAAAACTAAGGGCGCATAGGGGATCTATAGCGCTACTTACTACTATCGCACGCTGATCCATTTGCTAATACTCTAGGTAAGTTTGATAGAAACGCCCGAGGAAGTCATATTGGTGCAGGACTCTCTCCACTTCAAATCCTTCTCGTTTGAGAGACCTCTTGCAATCAGAGCAAGCGAACTCCATCAGATTATCCGAAGTGATAGTAGGGGATTCTCCGGCAAGCTTCAATTTCATGAAAAGCCGCTTGGGTCCTTGTGGGCACCTAATTTCAACACTGCGTACTTCAGTCATCATCTCTATCCTGCCTGCACATCAGTGCCTTATCCCAAAGTTTGTCTCCGCCATCGACTGATCCCTTGAGCCTCAGGAAAAGTCGCTCTACAACTGCATCCCAAGAGCAGGACTGAGGAATGAGACGAGAAGCGAGTTCGCCCTTTCTCTTGACCTCTGCACGATTCTGATAGCAATGAAGCATCAATTCCTTCATGTGCTCCACAGAAGCTCTGGCGTTAAAGGTGTTTGGATGCTCCACATCCACTGGAGCCATTTGATAGTCCAGCGCATAGTTGTAAGCGGGGTTCAGCCACTGCTGATGTCCTCCCCAGTTCGTGGCGATGACAGTACCCCCTGTAGACTGCATCTCCAGGGCTGGCATGTTCTTTCCCTCACCACGGGAGGGTGCTAGAAGGACATGCTGAGTTTCGTAGAACTTGTAAAGAACCTCATCGGGCCATACCGCGTAGTGAACTCTAAGCTTGGGGATGACTTCCTCCATGGCGGGGTGCAGTGTCCGCACAGAGGTCTTCAGGTGCAACTCCGCACCCTCAAACTCGATATCAGGATCATTCTTGAGTTCCTGGAATGCCTGAATGGCTACAAAAGGATCCTTGCGCTCGGTGAGGACTCCCACCATGGCGAATCCGAATCTGTCGCTGTCCCAGTCGCGTTTCTCTGCTACGGGCCAGTCCTCGGGATCGTAACCTCCCTGCACTGTGAGTAGTGCCTGATGCTTGTAGGCATAGTCACGTAGGCAGTTCGTGGAGTTCTCGTCATACCCAATGAGCGCATCGAAGTAGCGAAGATTCTTCTTCAGGCTAGAGCGTCCTACTAGGTTGCCGAAGTTGGACGCCTCCCACATTGTCCAGCCCACTGTCACATCTACGTTCTTCTTCCTGCCGGGAGGGCAGTAAAGATAGGAGGGAGACAGGTGGCAGATGTACAGATCGAAGTGTCCTTCAGGACTCTTGGTGAGAAGCTGTGCGACATCCTCTGGCAGAGGTGTATGCACGGTCTCTGGCTCTAGGTACACATCAGCACCCCAGCGCATTAGGGCTCTGGCTAGCCCGATGCCGTCTCGTCCATACCCGGTGTACGGCGAGAGAGGTATTGCGAGAAGGATCTTCATTTGCCCTCCTAGGGTCATTCGGAAGATTTAGATGGAAACGTTGTATCTGACACTACCCATTATGGCACCTTCATCATTGAAAGCGGGTCTCATAGTGGGCTCATCTTGACGTTCTGAGGCAATGATTCTTACCCCTGTACGATTGGTGACCTGATCTGGAGTACCCCAGATGACAGAATCACCATTGACAGATCTGTGTGTCAGATGGAGGAACTTATCAATAGCCTCAAAAACACGTTCTACCTTTAGGTCCGCGTCCTTACGCATCACAGCATGGCTGGCGGGATCACGAGTAGGGTCTGCCCAGATATCGACAATGAGGACAGGGAAGCGGGCGGTGTTATGACCGTTAGCTCCCCATCCGGAGGTTGAGGAGATGACCACGAGTACATCACCGGTGTTCTCTACAGTGGCCTCAGGCTGGTTCACGAAGATCCAGGGTCCGAGGTCGTCTGAACCCAATAGAGAAGTCACAGATTCCTGCTGAGCCAGGAAGTTGCGCGCGGCATAGGCTAGCTTTGTCATCTTACTTCTCCAATAGCTTCAGTAGTGCCTTGATGTACAGAGAATCAAGAGCCTTGAGTGGAGCAAAGAAGTCGTGATGCTCATCACGAGCCTTTTCATAGATGGCATAGGTGACAGGGTTGTTGATTCCCAGGGAGATACCACCGTAGGAAATCTCTCCGTGCCATTCGTCTCCGATGACCTCAGAAGAACTCTTACCAGAGGACTTAAGGGATCCTGTGATGACGTGAACTGCTCCCTGTGTGGCCTTGAACCCAGTGGCGAGAATGGAGTCAAGAGCCGCCTTAGCCTTAGGTCCGGGCAGGGCCTTCAGTCTGGCGAATTCCCTATCCACCGCCTTCCAGTTGCTGGAAATACGGATGCCTATCATGATGGCCACTTACTGGAGACCGAAGTGTTGTTCACGGTCTCAACAATCTGCACCTCGATGTGGTGCCCTGCTGAATATCCTACGGCCACATCGGGGAGGGTCTTGATATCGAAGATCCCCTCCACAGGGCCGGAGACGGCGACTATCCTATCTCCGGCCCTGAGAGGCAGACCTGAGCGGCAGAACATTACCCCGATTCTGTCGGGGATGGCTCCTGCCTCCTGTGCCGCTGGAACATCCTTTCCGGGTCTCAGAAAGTTCAGATCCAGGCGGCACCGAATAGCGTTGAGAGGAGCATCCTGATCTACCCAGGACATCTCAGTGATGCCATCGACACGGGTGCGCGTTAGGCGCTGTACCTTGACAACACTGGAAAACAGGTGATCCATGATTACTCCTCTCTACTACTATCGCGTCAGGCGGCTACTTGCTCGATGAAAGCGGGATCAAAGCCCGGGACGTGCTCTCCGTTGTAGTAGAGAACAGGGGCCTTCTGGTATCCCCAGGAAGACACTAGCTCTAGTGCCTCCGGTGTGGTTGTTACGTCAATCTTCTGGTAGGGGATCTTCTTTGCTATTGCGTGACGCTCTGCCGCATTGCACTGAACACATCCTGGCTTGGAGAAGATGGTGAGGGTGGGAATATCGATTTCGGGCATAAGCCATCTCCTGTTGTTGCGTGTTGAATAAGCTCAAGGCTTCAGTTTGGGTTCCTCCCGACAAGGGAGAGGTATTAAAGGTTACCTCTGTGAAGAGGTACAGATACTCCATTGGAGCGAGTGAATAGTGAAGTCTCGACAGCCTGGCCATTCTGTCTGAGTTTCATAAAATCTTGATCTTCTTGGTTGGTTCCGTCCAAGGACCAGGATCGGATGTAATCCACCTTGGCGGAGAAGGGTGCAATATCCCTCAGAGCTTCAGTTGAATTCTTCTCACCGGCGAGATTGCAGATGATGTAGAAGGGGTTATCAGGAACAAGATCGCTTTGATAATCTTGAGCCAGGTTCCCGTCCACGTAGAACCTCAGTCTGCCTGGCTCCCACAAACATCCGTATACGTGCCAGTTCAGGTTGACATTCTCATTCAGATTGTATGGTGTGGATGAGTTGGCTCCTCCAGGAGCGATGAATCCATTGGATACGTACACTCCCCACTCTGCCTGTCCCCAGTTCTCCATGATGTCAATCTCTGGAGGCCATATCATGTCCTGAGGCATGAGCCAGAAAGCTGGCCAAGAGTTGGGGGCGTTAGGTAGAAGCATCTTGGCTTCAAAGTACCCGTATGTGGCGTTGTATGAGGGATACGAACAGACCATACCACTGGTAAATTCCAGTTCTGGTACCGCGTGGTTGGACTCATGCAACGTGAACACAATGGACCCATCCTCAAAGGAAAGTCCTGTCTCATCGTAGCCCTGAGGCTCATTCGAGTTGGTCTTGTGTCCACCCGGAACTGTCGTATTCCAGAAGGGGGTATCTGGATACCAGGGAAGCCACTTAGATGAGTTCAGTGAGGTTCCGTTGAACTCATCTGAGAAGACGGGATCCCCCAAGCCTGTATGACCTACAGGCTGAACATTTAGGGGAGTAGAGGAGTCAGTGAGAGAAGATCGAGCCATGGAATTACAGAGCCTCCATGATGACATCTGTGCCGTACCAGACGTTTACATAGGGTTCTACGTAGTTCTCGGTAGTAGCTCCCGAACCGATGCGGTAATAGTGACGAGATTCACTCGGAGGGGATGAATTGATGACTGACTCTGCCAGGTAGAGGTCTTCTCCATCGGACTGCTGTACAGCTTGTGCGGTCAGTGCGTTTGACGCATTCAGATACATTCCGTTGTCAGTCGTGTAGCCGATCCAGATAGGGTTTTCGACAAGGAATGGGGTATCAAAGATTACATCATTCCAACCGTCATTCAGACCGGTGAGAACTTTAGATCGAGTAGGGGTGGTGGCAAGATCTGGCGAAGCGCTAGAAGCTGGAGCGTACATCACTGCGGTCCAGGTACCTGAGACCGTGATTCCGACAGGCTTGTAGATTCTCATACCCAGGATGTTTCTAGGGGTTCCGCCGCTGATGTAGAAGCCGGTCGCAACCGTGATAGAAGGAGTTCCGTCCGTAGCCAGGGTGGGCTCTGCGGGAGGTGCGCTAAATACAGACGTTCCGGTTGTTGGCCCCACTACCACGTCAGCAGGAGCTACATCCCCGGAGAAGATCTGAGAGTCAGATCCATCGGCATTGGTGGCAGAAACCGTCAAGCTGTAAGGTCCCTCAGAAGTTGGGGTACCGGAAAGAACTCCAGAGCTAGACAGAGTAAGTCCTGGAATGGATCCCGAGGTAATCGTCCAGGATGTGGGAGAGTTGCTGGCGACTAGAGTCTGGGAGAAGGAAGTTCCTACCTTGAGAGCGCTCAAGGAGGTAGTGCTGATGACTGGAGGAGTTGAAGGAACTGGAGCGGCGGCAGAGAACCATAGATCGCCGTCTATCCAATTGGTAGGCTCGGTCTCTCCTCCCAGCCAGATCACTAGTGGGGCATCTGGGCGTGCTTCATCCCCGGTGACAACCTGCACGCGAGCAATTCCAGGTACTCCGGGCTCTCCTTGGATACCCTGAGGTCCGGGCTCTCCTTGGATACCCTGAGGTCCGGGCTCTCCGGAGGAGGTGCTACTGCCGATGGCGGGGAGAGCACTCCATTGGGTCTCTCCATCACCGATCTTCAAAATGTTGTTTTCAGAATCCCAACCGGGCTCTCCATCTGCGAGAACGTAAGCAGGGGTAGGGGTTCCGCGACGAAACACTAGTGGCATTAGAACTTACCTCCATCGAAGTTGGGACCGGAGACATCGTATGTGCCCCCATCAAGGATCTTGGGACCTGAGCGGTATCCCGGAGCAGGGTCGAATCCCCAAGTGCGGGCGCTGTTGATGTCCTGAGGGGAGAGGAACCTGATGTTCAATCCTGATCCTGCACCAAAGGTTCCATCGTGCTCGAACATCTCAATACCCCCGCCCATGGGGATGTTGTCATTGAGGTCACAGACACTCAACTGAGACAGGGCGAGGTCAAACCATCCAATACCCGTAGGAAGCCCTCCCATGACCGCTCCAGCGACCTTTGAGTAGGAGTAGCTACCGATGGTCTCAGACGAGAAAGGGTTGCTCAGAACGGCCTGGAAGGGCTGTACGAGGTAGATAGCGTCAGCCATGGCCAGGATGGCGTTCTTAGCCAGCATGGCCTTTGTAGGGTCATCAGGCCAGTTGTCGCCTAGGCAGGTACCCAGCTTGAAGAGAAGGGTGGCCTGAGCGATAGCCGTGGATACGTATCCCGCCCGCGTGTACTCCGAAGAGTCCCTTCCCGAGAACTCGGCAAGATCATTTAGAGCGTAGGCGGGATACGTAGCCATCGACTGACTTCCTTCTGACTTAGAGGTTTACTACTGGAGCCTGAACGTGGTTGGTCTTGCTCTCAAGACCTGGCTCCTCATAGGTCTTCTTGCCGGGCCATGGTCCCTTACGGAACTTGACAACGCCCCAGCGCTGAACCTGATCATCCTCAGAAAGCTCAAGCCACGACTGACCCTGACGGTTTCTCGTCTGATCGTAAGCCTTGGGACCGAAAACTGCTTCCTGACCGCGATACCAGATGCGTCCCTGTGCCGATACACCATCTACGAGGAAGTGAATGAGGATTCCACCTTCAACGTTCTCCTCATACTCCACAGGAACTTCATCGGACTTTCCACGGGTGCGGGCAAGCTCATCCTGAAGCTGGCGAATCTGCCTCTGCTCCGGAGTCAGTTCAGACTCTGGGACAGGACGTGCAGTCTCCTTAGACTGAGCTACCTCTTCACGCGCCTTGGCGAGTTCTGCACGGAGGGCTTCAATGGTCTTCTGCTCTTCAGTCTGCTCGGGTGCAGTGTCTTCCTTGACTCCCTCATCAGGAGTCTGAGAGTCGGACTCAGCGGGGGTAACATCGTCAAAACTCAGTAGATCTTCAGCCTTGACATCCTGGGCAGGAACAGTGGCGTTAGTGGTTTTTCTAGCAGGCATTTTGGGTTCAACCCTTCGTTTGGTCTACTACTACTATCGAGCTTCGCCTACCGACGAAACCCTTTGGAACTACAATCTTAGCGTAGATATGGGCTTATTGGCTCAAAGGAAAAACCCCCTCCGAAGAGGGGGCCTTTCTTTTAGAGCTTACGCGCCGACGTTGAAGTAGGCGAACTGCTCTGGGCGGTTTAGAACTGGGAGCATGTTCCATTCAAGAAGATACTGGCGACCAGAAGGATCCTTGTCCTGCCAGGTCTTGGCGAACTTACCCGTGAAGCCCTGAGGAGCCTCAAGGTCAGCGGTTGGTCCCTCGACAAGCTCGAAAGGACGACCCGCGGTGAAGTTACCGATGATGATGTGGTCATCCTCAAGGAACTTCTGCTCAGCACCTGGATCGGTAGGAGCGTCCGTGTATGCGGCACCAGCGGCGTCGAATACGGAATCCTGGATCTTCCAGTCCAGACCGAGGAATCCAGGTAGTACGCCCTCACGGTAGTACTGATCCTTCATGCGGTCGGAGAGGAGGACGGCAGGAGCGGTACCGGCGTGAGCGAACGAATCGAAGATGTAGGAAATCGTCTCTTCGTTAGCGTAAGCCTCGGTAGCGGCAACCTGTCCGTCACGGAGGATGAGGCGCTTCAGAGTACGAACATCAGCGATGATCTGCTCTGGGGTAGCCTCAGCCCAACCACCGGTTACGGAGGTGGATCCCTTGTGGGAGGCTGGCATCTTGTAGTCAACGCTAATAGCAGGAGCGTCACCGTTCTCAGGGATGTCAAGAGCACCGGTGAACATCTGCCAAATGAGATATTCGGCAAAGTTGTCGAAGCGGGTGTTGAGGTCCGTAATCTCCTGGAGAACGGCACGCTCAGCGTTTACCTTGGCGAACTCACCTGGGGTGCGTAGCCAGTAAAGGGTCGTAGGTTCGAATACCTTCTTCTCACGGAGGTAGACGAAGCTAGCGGCCTCGGTCGAACGTCCGAGGCGAGGCACGATGTGGGCCTCAGAGTTAGGAACGTTAGGACGGGCGATGGTGCGGCTACCACGGATTACGTCCCACTGAGCCGTTGGGAACGGATGTGGCTTCCTGCTGATGCGGTTAAGCATCGTCAGGGTCTCCGGTGCGGTGAACTTCTCAACCACACCCAACAGCACCGTAGGCTGGAAGAGTGAAATGTCAGGCACTGGATTCTCCTAAGGTAGAAATGCCTATCTACAGGGTCTCAGCGACATTTACAATGTCCGGTCTGCACCACTCCCGAGGGAGTCACTAGGTTGACCTAAGTTTGAGTTTTGGACTTACGTAGTCTACTATCGCACACTACTTCAGTCGGGCTACTCAGGGATGGACTTAGAAGAAGATTTCTAAGTCACACCCTCAGCGTCCCGAGCTATAGACCTTAGATCTTGAAGGTACCGAGAACAGCGTTCTCGACACGACCAAGGACGTTCGGAGCGCCACCGTTTGCCGAAGATACGGCGGCGAGCTTGAGGATACCAGCGATGACGATGTTGCCCATGTACTTCTGACCGTTAGAGTCAGAGCCTGTGTCAACAGTCTTGCGGAGGATACCTACAGCGGTACCGGCACCGTCAGCGCCACCACTGGAGTACTTGACGTACAGCTTGTCGGAAGTACGGCGAGCGAGTACCGTACCTGCCTGAAGGACACCCTGACCTGCGGCTAGGGTGACACCCTTCTGAGTGAATCCGGCAGTCGAGTAAAGAATCTCGGTGTCGGGGACGTGAGGACCGCGAGTAATTCCAGCGGCTGGAATCGCGTTACCTGCGTAATCTACCATTTTGTTCTCCTAAAGGTCTTGGTAGGGACGTTGAAATTAAGCCTTGACCGTGAGGCCAGCGGCTTCACCAAGAGCGGATAGACGGGCAACCTCACCGACTACAACTTCATCGTGGGTCTCTTCCTTGAACTCCTGGCCCTTCTCGGCAGAGAGTTCTACGATTGGCTTCTCAGGAAGAAGCTCATCGAAGAGTTCCGCGTTGGAAAGCAGAAGCTTGAGGCTGGAGTCACGCTTGGCTGGGGTGATGAAACCGGAGGCAACCAGTTCATCAACTCGCTTCTCAGCCTTGGCGGTAGCGGCATCCTGAACCAGGGTGTCAACCTTGGCGGATAGTTCAACATTGGTGTCTACAATGCTGGCTACGGCGGCTACAATGTCCTCGGTTCCCGAAGCATCGTCAGCACTGAGCTTGAGTACGCCAGAGTTAGAGAGCTTGTCCTGAAGCTCTGCGGAGAGCTTAGCAAAGTCGCCAGCGCGTGCCGCCGCCTGCTGTAGCTCAGGAATGTCGATGCCGTGCTCGTCGCGTGCGACAGCAATCAGCTCGTCAAGATCCATCATAGGATTCTCCTTAGTTGTTTTGGCGGCGGTCAATACGACTGCCTTACTACTACTATCGCTCGCAGATGCGGCGATTACTTCCTGGAAATCATCCAGGTCTGTCAGGTGCGGTCTGTTGGTGATCGCAACGTGCAGAAGAGTTGGTCCCGCCTTGGTGTTTGTGCGGGTATCGGTGTAATCCAGGGAGAGCATTGCAGAAGCTCCAAGAAGCGTCTTGCCTAGCTTCTGAGCGGCAACTTCATCTCTTGCATCGATGACGGCATAAGCCTTTCCGTCCTCGACCTCTAGTCCCACGACTTCACCTATATTGCGGAAGGGGTCCTCAGAGTGGGCGTTGTTGTCACCTACGACCGGGGTCTGAACGATGGGGGTGACCTTCTTCTCGAAGTTCTCCGAAAGCTTCGCTAGGAACTCGTCGGTGATTTCGACCTTGCCACCCTTGATTCCAGGATAGAAGAGGGTTCCCTTGGACAGGATGTGCTTGCGGAACAACTTTCCCGACTTGGTGCGCGAAAGTGCGACAAAGGAGTCATCCTCGCCGGGTACGTAGACTAGATCATCGCTCATGTTTACTACTATCGCCCATATTAGTCTAGATACTCATTTGCCAACTCTGCATAGACGGCCTCTAGCTTTGTCTCTTCCGTCTCATATGCAGTCCAGCGTGCGCGTCCATTTGGCTGACGCCCGTCCCATGTGTCTAGGATGTCTTCCCACTTGGAGAAATCGGCTCCCTGTAGTACAGCCTTACCATATTCTTCGTGACGACCCTGATCGGGGGCATAGAAGTTCTTCTTATCTGAATTCCATACCCCCACAGGGGTGCCATTCGTGAGGTGATGAACAAGGTACTTAGACATGGTAACCCTCACCCTTCAAGAACTTGATGTAGGCATCACGACGGTCTTCTGGTAGCTGTCTAAGAGCCCAGCGTCCCTTATTTGAGGTGGAGACAATCCACTCATCTTCCTTCTCTTCAATTCCTGTTACGAAGAGGGTGAGATTCATGGAAGGGTCTGGGATCAGTAGTAGTACAGCTAGTTCGTCATTCTCTGGTTCGAAGAACCTGAGAAGAACGGATCCGCTGAAATCTCCTACCTCGCTGACAGCCAGGGCTACATTCTTGAAAAACTGCTTCGACTTCTTCTTTAGGTCATCTGCCTGATTCATAGCAAGCCTTCCTTCTTAACCTTCTCGATCATCTTCTTCAAGTCCTTACGGAAGATCAAACGCTCTTCCACTGGTAGACCTCTGATCGTTTCTAGACCCTGAGCCTTCAGTTTCTGAATCTGTTCTTCTCGGGCACTTGCTTCGTAATCATTGAAGATAACGAATTCGATTCCGTCCAAAACAGTGGCTGAATGAGGGGTCTGGGTCTCTCCACCGCCATCCTTGTGGTTGTTGACTAGATCCTTCAGATCCGACTGAGTATCGCTCTTTCTAGAATCCAGCTTTCCGTACTGGTCTCCGGTAAGAGAATAGGTACGAGTACGCAGTAGAAGACGGGGACTAAGCACATAGTTGTTGCTGTTCTTCAGGGTGCCGCCGCTCACCATGCGGGTATAGATCTGATGAGAAGATCCGTTATTCTGGTCGCTCAAAGCTGAGCTTTGTCCGTATCCTCCACCGGTGAAGATCTTTCCTAGCTGGCGAATTCTCTCCTCACCACCTAGAAGGGCTCCACTTTCGAGTTCTCCTAGACTTCCGCTGACATTACCGGTGCTATGTGTCAACCACACATCCATATCGAAAATTTCTTGTGCGGAAATGTCAAAGCGCTCCCAGTAGGGCTTACCAGTAGTCAGTTCTGGGTCATGAAGATTCTGATGATCGAACTTGGGCAGATACCCTTCGGTCTGAATAAGTTCATCAACCTTGTCTCCGAATTCGGCGGACCATAGGTCTCTCCAGTACTGCACTTCCTCGTCCGGAGTCATGGAAGCAGAAAGATTCTCTAGGAAGTGCTTAGGATCCCCTCCCAGTTCTTCGACCTTCTTCTTCATGGATGCATAAGTCTTCTTGAACTTTCCACTGTTTGGGCCATTGTGGTTTCTGTTCTCAAGGACTCCATACATCTCACGCCAGTAGGTGAGTTCGGCATCGGTGTGATCGGCGGCACGGTTCTCAATACCCATCTCATCCAAGAACTCCTGAATGCGAGCCATAGAAGCGGACAGTTGGCTCGGATCTGCGGCGTTGGGAACCTTGAAGCTCAGCTTTCCGTGCTGTCCTCTAGCGGTATTGGTGTGGTCAGCATTTCTCCAGTAGATGACCTCACCTGTAGGTAGGGTGGCCTGATATTCGCTTCCCTTAGTACCACTATCTACTTCTTGTCCTGTGACCGTCTTGACGTTGGTCTTGGCATCAAAGGTACCGGTGCGCTCAAAGGTGGTCATGTTCACCTTGAAGCTCGCTCCCATCGGAGTAGCAAGCTTCTTGGTACCAGCTTCGATGTTGGACTTCCATCCGGAGGACTTCAAATTCTTGATTTCGTCCTTTTCCAGCACTACCACAGATACTCCTGAAGGCTCACTCTTGAGCCACTGACCATTGAACATGGCCGTGTATGAGGCATCTCCTTCAGGGGAAGTAAGCACCTCAAGATCAGGAGAAAGATCGATAGGATCGTAGGAGGAAACTATCGGAGAGTTCACCTTGTCAAGGTAAGCCTGATGAACCTCAGAGTACTTTGAGTCGTAGTAATCCAGCATCAGCTTGTACTGAGCCAGGTGCTCCTTAGGCACTATGGCTCCAGTGCTGAACTTGTACGCCTCCAGGCCGTTTGCAGTGGCATTGGATGGCAGATCAGACTTCCACTCGGCAAGTTCCTTGGACAGCTTCTCCTTGGCCTGTTCAAAGGTCTCAATGGTAGAGGTGTTGTATGCCCCATCTACAGAGTGGGTACTGATGGTCTTAGCCGCCTGCACCATAGAAGTTCCATAGGTGTCATATGGACCGAACTTGGTGGAGGGGGTTTCAGTTGCCACGTTACCCGCGTGCTTAGTCCAGAAAGCCAGAGCGTCAGTCTGAGCCTTGGGAGCCAGGAACATCTCTCCCATAACGTGCTCTACTCCGGTGGTCTCTTGCTCTGTCCAAAGAAGGGCAGTTCCACCGATAATCTGTGAACCACCAATCATGGCGGTCTTTCCGGAAGCCTTAGCCTGGAATACCTGTTCGTGAAGTTCGGGGCTATCCAGTCCGGAGATGATTCCTTCCCCAAGGGCGGGGATAACAATCTCCGGAAGTTCTCCGTGACCGGCCTGCTTGTAGAGCTTTGCCCACTCGGCCTCGATCTTCTCTACAAGCTTGCTCTTCTGATCAGCGAATGCCGCCTTGAGACCTTCCAGATCCTGAGAAACCTTCTTACCGTCGATGGTGTAACTGATGGTCCAGGATTCGCGGTTCTTGGAGCCTTCCTCGATGAGGTCGAAGAACTTGTTGTCACTCATCTTCTGCATACGTTGAGCATTCTTGCGAATCTTCATGTATGCCGCATCCAGGGTCTCCTTGGAGACCTGACCGTTCTTGATGGCAGTGTAGAGGCGCGTGTAGACAGTAAGGTTGCCGTCAGGGGCGTTGTGGTCCCAATTCACGGCTCCGAAGTCCTTGAAGGAGCGAGCCTTATCAATACCTACAGCACGACCGTCAGCCGTCAGAATGATGTTGTCAGCCTTGGTGTCATCATTCTGAAGCATCCAGTCAAGAAGGTGCTCACCCTCAACGTCAGCAATGAGGTCTGGCGTGATAGTGGAGTAGTCGAACCCGGTCATATCACCGATTCCGTCTACAACATCCTGCATCTGACCATAGTGACCGTCCACGTTGACAAGCTTGCTGTCAGCCGTCTTGAATCCGAAAGCACGACCGATCTTGTTACCGGCATGCTCGATTTCCAGGCGGTAGTTGGACAGCTTGTCTTCGTTATTCCACCACTTGTAGTAATACTTCTTACCGAACTGATCGGTGTAGAAAGCTCCCGGGTGGGATCCCTTAGTCTGACTTCCTGTCTTGGTGTAGACAGGCTTTAGAAGTTCTGCCTGGTACTCAGCTTCCTTCTGCTCGAAGTAAGCCTGCACAGCCTTAGCGGCCATGGATGTCTCGTAGTTTTCCAGTACGCCATCCGTAGGCTCATACCCGTAAGTGGTCTCAAATTGTGCCTTGAGGTCAGCCTTCGTGATCTTGTCAGGATTGTCCTTGTACCAGTCGAAAGCCTTTTGAGTGTTACCGTAGGCCGTCCAGTTCTGAGGGTAGTCTGTGTCCTCAAACATGCTGTCATAGGACTTTGCCGGAACGATGTTATCCGTCCAGGAAATGGGGTCGGACAGAGGCGCATCACCATTCTGCTTACGCTGAAGAGCCTTTGCAGAAAGAAGATCTACCTGCCCCTGGTTCTCATTGTTCTTGTGGTAATGAATCCACAGACGCTTTTCACTGTTAGTGAGGTACGTAGGATTCTGCATCTGTGCAGAGATGAGGTAATTGTTTACCTCATCGAGGGACCAATCGGTAGGCGTAAGGTTGGACCAATCTCCCTCAACCGTTCCTACAGGCTTCTCTCCGGGTACAGCGGGTGCCCACTTGATCTGATGAGTTTCCTCATTATCAGGGTATCCGGGGTGTGCATACCCCTTAGGAAGGGACTTTCCTGCCGCAACAGCCGAATTGAATTCAAGGTCATAAGCCTTCTTGAAGTTTCCGTCCTTGATTGCCTTCATCCAGTCCAGCTTTGTCTGCTTGGACTTCATGGTTGTAGGAAGCTGACCGATTTCAGTGCCGTCACCGAACATGGCAGAAATCTGCTTAGTCATGGTGGTCATTTCACCGACAGAAGCGCTGTAATAACCGGGAATTTCAAAAGCAGAAAGGGCTACTGGCTTCTTCGCGGCCCCCATGTCATCGAATTCAAAGATGGCTGAGGCATTTGACTCCGGAGGAGTAGTGTCTACCGTAGCAAGAAGTGCAGAAAGGTGATCCTGAAGGTACTTCTTATTGTCCTCAATGGTGGGCGTATCTCCGTATACTTCCTTGATCTTCTCCTTGGCAAGGTTCTGATCCATCTTGTTCAGGCCGTGGGCGGCAAGATTCAGCGTAGATGCATCGGAGGTGTCCATCGCATTCTTAAACCCTACAAGGTTGGGAATGGTGGTCTCTATACCGAAGTAGGTAACATTACCGGAGTACCCCTTGGGCACAACAGACGTAGCCGTGGAGTCAAGCAACTTACCCGTGAGGAACTTTGTCTTCAGGGCAGACTTCTTGATTTCTACTGGCTCGGCCTTACCCAAGGCTTCGATCTTGAACTTGCCCAGATACCAACCATTTAGGTAATGACTGTCAGAATTGACCTCGGATCCGTATTCATTGATCCACTTGCCGTCCTTACGGGTAAGGGTATTTCCCAGGTAGTTGGACGAAATCACCGCTCCGTCAGGCGCGGACGCGATGAAATCACTATCTGGCTTGGTGCCCACCTTCCACTGTTCCCAAGCCGTGAGCGGCTTGGTGTGAAGAACCTTGTCTCCGGTTACCTCGTAGATCTGAGCCTTCGTAGACTTAGGACTTCCCAGGTAGTACTTGCCGTCAGGAAGATCGTTGATGTCTCCCACCTTCTTGGCGGTGGAGGGGGACTTCTTCAGAGACTCGACAGTGGAGACCTGAGGCGGCTCATTCCAGCCCTGAATCTTGTTCCAGCCCTCGTCCCACTTCTCCTTGACCTCTTCCACAGTCAGAGCGGTTACCTTGCCCGCAAGACCCTGATAGATACCGGAACCGTCAGAGTTCACATAGATGTGAGTCTTTCCGGTCTTGGTGAACTTTCCTGTAGGAATGTTGTGAGGGTTCTGAGGAACCTCAGGGGTAAGGATGAACGCGCCGCCCGGAGTAGCCACGGCGGTTGCTACAACATCGTCCGAATGAACGCCGTTGAACCCTGCAATGGTCCAACCGTCATCGTGCTTCTGGTAGACGTGACCGTTGCTTCCCTTAGCAATTTGGTACAGAGGGAAGTTCTTCAGGTCATCTAGAGTCTTCAAAGGCTCCGGGTTAGTGTCTACTCCTGCCTGATTCTTGTCGGCGGTGGAGGTAGAACCGTTGAAGGTGATTTTCGCCCCATTGATATCAAGGAGACTCTTCATCTCTTCATCAGTGAAGGCATATCCAGTACTTCTGGTCCAGATAGTCTCTCCGCTATCAAGCGTGGACTTGACATAATCACGCTCTGTATATGTAATGGAGTTGCTGTAATGAACGGATTCCCCGTCCTTTACAGAGTCAAGATGCTCAGGATTTGAAAGGATGTCTCCCTTGATAAGCAAAGTTCCTTCAAGAAGCTCCTTCTCCCAGTCGGCAAGCTGTCCATCCTCTGAATCCTCGGAGGTGCTAGGAGCATCTGCGTGCTCATAGCTATTACCGAATAGAGACAGTTCCTTCGCAAAGACCTCTGCTGACAATCCATTACCCCAGGAATTTTGGGCCTTCCAGTTTCCCCCTTCAGTCTTCTCGAAGATCTGAGTTCCAATCGAGAACTTCTTTCCGACAGGGAACTTATCCAGATCCTCTTCAGTGAGTTCCTTGATCGGCTTGGAGTAGATGTCCTCAGATTCAGAAGAGTCGTCGGGGGCGTCTACATACTTCAAGTAGTTGCTCTGAGCGGAGGGAATCAAGGCGTCCGTCGAGACAACAGAGCCGTCGCTTTCCCAATTATCCTCGGACATCTTGGTCCAAGTGTTCTTGGAAGGGAGGTGGTAGACCTTCTGACCAATGCCCATGGCCTTCAGAGCTTCCTCGGATACCTTGTTCTCCGTAGAAGTCTTTTCAGCCTTCAGGTTTTCGGCCTCCTCGGAAGAGATAGCTCCCATCTCAGCCATCTTGTCCAGAACGTCTGTGGACGAATTATCTCCTCTGTCAGCTTCTGAAGGAGACTTTCCATCTCCCTCCTTCAGAAGCTGGAACCAGATGCCCTCAAAGAAGCCCTCGTTGATGGTTTCACCATCAGACTCATCTTGCCAAAGGCCCTCTTCGATCTTGACCCATTCTGGACCGTCATCAAAATATGGGCTGTACTCCTTGAGCACAGTTCCAATTTGCATCTGAGGAGCCTCGTCACCTAGGACAGTGTAGTCCGGATGAGGAGGTTCTGAAGTCTCGCCGCTGTCATCTGAAATAGCCTGAGCGTCAGCATCATTCTCACTAGAAGAAGACTCGTAATCCTCAAGCTTCTTCTTCAGAAGGTCAAGGAACTTCTGCTTAGTGATCGTCTTGTCCTTGTTGAACCCAACAATGTCATTGGGAGACAGTTGACCTAGGGGGTTGCCCTGCTTGTTCAGTTCGGACTTGAAGATCTTGCCCTGGTAGTTCTCCAGGATGTTGATGGCATTCTGAACGTCGGTCTTGGTAAAGTTACCACCCGTCACACCGGTTTGCGTGGTCTTAGGCGTACCAGATCCGATACGGATGTCTGCGGGCTCATCAGTCTTCTCAACTACAGCCTCGTCCTCAATACCGATTCCGGACTTGAGGTGCGCGATGAGAGCCTTCTTGGGAGACAGGTCAGGGTAGGCTTCCTTAGCCTCAATCTGCACTGTTTCAAGATATTCCGGGTTAGCCTTCAGAGGGTGCTCATCTGGCAGAGACTTCAGTCCGTACTTGACCTGGAATCCGGTGTGACCCTCTAGGGCAGAGATAGCGGACTCCACGTCCTTCTTCGTCATGCCCGTATTGCTCTCGTCCAGGCTCTCAAACTGAGGCTTATCGTCTACCTCAGGGGTTTCTTCCTTTGACTTCTTACTAGATGGAAGATGCTTAGCCTGGATAGAGTCTACAATTGCCTTGGCTTCAGCAATGCCTGCACCGGTTGTTACCTTGGCGATATCAGCATTGAGGTCTTTGAGAACTTCGGTAGTTGCGTTTATCTTCTTAGTGATGACACCCTTAGAATTCAGGTGCTCAAGTACCTTGTCAATAGTGCTCTGAGGAACCTTGAATCCAGCGTGCTCCTCTGAAGCGGGCTCATCGTCTACGATCTTGCCGTCAGGGACATAGCCATCGTAGGGATCGGAAGGCTTCTCAGCCTTAGCCTTCTTCTTAGTAGCAATGTAGTAAGTCGCAGAATCATCACCTAGAAAGTCTTCAGGCTGCCACATGAAGTTAGTTGTTCCCGAAGAATAGGTGCTGTCCTCGTTCTTGATAAAGAAAAGAGGGTCTACGGAATCATTGAAGACTAGTGCGTCTCCGGGCTCTAGGGCGTCCAACTGCTCTATAGAGCTAAGCATGCCCTGGGTCTCGAATCCCTCGAACTCAGGGAGTTCTTCCGTATCGGGAGCCTTGTCAGAAGATGTTGTCTCATCTTCTTCGGAGTCGTCAGGCTCTGGAGAAACCTTCGGCTCAGGTGCTGGAGCTTCCTCAGCCTTAGGAGGCCCCTGGCGGATGACCCGCTGACGGTCTTCTTCCTTCTCTACAGGCTGACTCTTCTTGGACTCCTGCTCCGCATCCTCGGGCGTCCAAGGCTCCTTGGAAATGAAGCCTTGGCGGGCAGAATGAGCTACATCAGTGGTGGAGTAGGAAGTACCGTCCTTGGAATACCACTGATCACGCTCCTTCTCCAGGGGGCCTAGCTTGTCGTGATAGAGAACAGCAAAGTTATCAGCCTGGAAGACATCCTTTTCAGAATCGGCAAGATTGGCCTTAGCAATCTCTTTCTGAGATTGCTCCTTGGTCTTACCCACAGAAGGGTTACGAAGAGGGTCTGACTTTTCGGAGGACTCAGCCTCTTCCTCATTGACATCTTCGGAAAGAAGGGATCCGACAAGCTTCAGATTTCCAACAGCTACGGGAGTCCCCGTGGCACTGCTAACCCAGGAGTCGTCTTCCTGCTTTGTGAGAATTACGTCATGAAGTTTGAGCTTCTTGCCTGCTGGGAAGTTGTTCAGCGTCTCTTCTAGCTCCTCTGGGGTCATCGAAGAGAAGTCAGTCTGCTCCGGGGAAGCTCCAGAGGTGAGGTCGAACCCACCGTTGTCAAACAGGGGCTGAAGATCGTCGTCCGTGAGGGTGACTCCTAGATCCTCATTGATCCAGGTGTTTTCGGAGTTCTTCGTGAAGACGGACTGACCATCCTTGCTTAGGACAGAACCCTGCTTTTCGTCAGAGAGCTTCTTCGACTCCTTGACATCGAACTCCTCGACCGTGTAAAGGTCATCTGAGCCCTCCAGCGAAGAGAACTTGTTCTTGAGGACAGGCTGGAGATATTCAGGAACTTCTACCTCGCCCTCCTCATTGAAAGCGTGGACAGTACCATCCGGGTCCAGAACATACGCCATGTTGGCGTTGTTCTTGGGACGGATCAGCTTGGAGTTGAGGGGTGCAGAGAATGAAGATGCACCGACCTTGAAGGAGTTGGGTCCAGATAGGGAGGGAGTCTTGACAGCAACCTGACCGGGAGTGCTGTTGTAGTTACTGGAATCACTAGCCTTCTGTCCGGGATTGATCTTTCCCGTCTGAGGATTCTGCGAGGCTACATTCTTGGGAGCGGAAGCAGACTTGGGAGTAGCTGACTTAAGCGCGCCCTTAGGAAGCTTGCCGCCGTTCTTTGCCTTGGCGGCATCTTCCATGTCCTTGGTGATGATCGTGCCAATGGGCTGACCAAAGACCTGAGCACCCTCAGGGGTGGCGACACGACGAATACGGTTGGCCGCGAGTTCAATGAACTCTTCCTCAGACAGGAACTGGGTCACAAAGACTCCTAAGGTCTACAACAGGACTTCTCTAGTCTACCGCAAAAACCAAGAAGAATTTGCCTAACGAAAAGAAGATTTTATCAAACCTACTATCGCACCCTACTAGTCATCGTAACGAATAGTGCCATCTAGAGTTTGGAGCTTGTCCGCTATCTCTTCTATCTCACCAATAAGGGAGAGACCTGATGCCATGACCTGATCCACCGACAGGGAGCCGAAGGAGTAATCCTTATCGGTACTTCTGGCATCCTCTAGGACAGTTAGAAGAGCTTCAGCGGCGGCAGATGGCTCAGTGAAGATGAACCTGGATGAGGTGTACATCAGTTCCTCCGGAACAACTTCAGTGTCACATAGAGTGCGGCTCTAGCCGCTGAGAATATGGTGTCGGACATCTTCTTCACCTCAGAGGTATTCAGCATCTGAGGGGCAGTTTGAGGGGACTCGAAGTCGGGGGAGTGGAAAGCATTCTCCAGGGAGACCGAGAAGATGTAGATCTTGCACTGACATCTAGGGTGCCTTGGTGGACCCTGAAGGTCTCGATACACGCCAGGCTCTCCGCTTTCAGTCCTGAATGGCTGATTGAGCTTTACGTAGGTGCCATGCAGTCTGAGGCAGGCGGGGCAAGGAGTGTTGTCCTTGAGGTTAGCTACCCAATACTTACGGAACTTCATGCCGAAGTCCTCTAGCTCGGAGTAGGCGGCAATGAGTTGATCTGTGTATCCGCGCTGTGAAGCTACTCCGGCGCTGTGCTCCATACGAGAGATGGCCTGATCACGAGACAGGGAGCCGTCCTTGTACTCTCTGAGGCTCTTTCTCACATCACCGAGGAGAGACAGAAGGTACTCGGTATTGAAGACCTCTTCAGTAGGCTCCCAGCCAGGAATGCCGGACGCTTGAATGGCTACTCCTCGGGCTACACCCGCGCTGGATCTGTACGCCGAACGGATCACAGCCTCTAGACGGTATCGGACGGATCCTGCCGTCAGATCCCCATTATCCCACTCCGAGAACAGACGCGCGATGGCGCGACGGGATGACGACTCTATTGCGGAAATCGCATACCTAGAGGCGTCATGAACCTTCATCTGCTTTCGGAAGGAAGCCATTCATCACTTCTTTCCGGGCTTGTTGAGGTTCTTCATCACTCGAAGGAAGTCACTAGGCTTCCAGGAACCTGAGTAGTGGTAGACAGCCTCTCGAAGAGCCTTCATAGCCTTCTGAGCCTCAGCCTTGTTACCGGCGCGCAAGAATCCCTCATACTGCTCCTTGAGAGACATCAGGCGCTCCACGGTGACCTTGCGCTTTCCGCCCTCTTCTCCCTTTCCGTGACCCTTAGGAATTTGGGATCCGATGGGAACACCGAAGCGCTCAGCACCTTCCTGTGTACGTACCGTGCGGTAGTCACCGGATACAGGACGGGCTAGCTCTAGAAGTTCAGATGCCATATCGAGAAGGGAGTTCTCTGCGGAGAGCTTGGCGGTCTCTTCTGGAGGAGTAGTTGGTGCAACTGGAGGCTGTCCCGTTACTTGACTCTCGAAGTCGGCAATCTGCTGTTCAGGAGATGGAGCCTGTCCTGGGAGGATAGGGTTACCCATGGCGTCCTTAGGAAGAGGCTTTCCATCGGCATCCAGACCCTGAACAAGGTTGGCGGCTTCCTTCTCCACTGCCTCACGCTCCTCGACTGCATCCCAGTCGATTTCGAGGCCCATCTCCTTGGCCATCTTCTTCTCGATTTCACGAATGAACTCGGGAGTGACGGTGGCGCTCTGTCCAGCCGTGGACAGGGAGTCGAAGGTGTTGTGGATCGTAGCCTTCTGCTCATCCGTCAGTTCAGCCCACTGGAATCTTGGGTACTTTCCGCCCTTGAAGTTCCAGTCGATGAGACGAGGGATGATGTAGTGATTGATGCTGTTGGCGATGTCATCCATGATGGCGCGAAGCATCAGAATGAACATGGAGTCACCGGGAGCCCCGAAGCTTACAAGCTTTGCGTCTCCACTGCCGCCACCTGTGTCCTTGTCGAAGAAGTTAGCGAGAACGCTCTTCGACATCTGGTTGTTGTGGTGGTTGATGTAGTCCAGGAACGCAAAGGATCCACCCTCCTTCAGCATCTCCACCTTGAAGTTCTCAGGAATCATCATCCACTGAGCGATAGCAAGGTTGGAAAGGTTTTGAGCGAAGACACGCTTCTGCTCAGTCGTGGCGTTGGCGGGAAGAGTGCCTACACGAGTGCCCACAGCGGCGCGCTGAGCCGCAAGGTGAGCAATGTAGTACATCTTGACCTTCTTATCGTAGTGATAGAAGGCGCTCTGGAAGAACGATACACCGTAGTACTTGCGTTCTTCCTCCTGTGCCGCGAAGTAGAATGCGCGATCACGAGGAATGTGGATGTCAATGGTCTTACCATCACGGTAGGCGCGCTGACGGAATCCCTCGAAGTGTCCATCCTCATCCTCGACAACGGTGATTGTGTTGGGCTGACGATATGCCAGCTTGCGGAGGACGTACTTGCCCTTCAGAGGTCCGTAGGTGGCGTAGTCGTATACCTGCTCAAACGGAGCGAAGCCGTCAAAGAGTCCCTGAAGCAACTGACTCATGAATCTGTGGAAGGTTACGGACATTCCACCCGAAGCGGGAGGAAGAGTGAACTGCTGAGTGATGAACTCAGCTTCAGCCTCTCCGCCCTCTGCGGGCACGAAAGAGGAGTTACTAAGTGCCGCCTTGAGAGGCAGTGTCAAGAGACGGTAGAGAGCGCGGGCTTGTCCGTCCAAACGTCGCATGGCGACAAGCTGTGCGACGGTAGGGCCAACCTCTTCGCCCTCTTCGCGCAGAAGCTCTCGTAGAGCCTTGTCCTCACGGGCAGACTTGGACAGTCCCTCGGAAAAGGGCACAGCAAAAGGAAGATTGCTCTCGACACCTAGCTCGATGCCCCAGTCTTCCTGGGCAGGCTTAGGACTGATATCGAGATTCTTCTTGTCTTCACCAGCCATTTATGCCTCTATCTGAAAATCCTATGGGAAGACCCCTAGGATCCCCGACTACCTCGTATAGTTCGTTTTCTCCGAACAATGGGCTGAATGCCTCACCGGTAGCAAAGTATGGCCCACCTACTTCTACTATCGCGCCATTTGGGTCTTCCTCGCCACCGACAGTGATTGCGCCCACCACAGAGCACACGAAAGCGTCCGCCAGATCCTTGGATCCGTTCGGTGGATGATCGATCTTTCCGTTGTCGATTCGGCTCAGAGCTTCTAGCTCATTGAAGAGAAGTTGGTCGAACGGAGTCTTGAGCCTATTGTCAGATGCGATGTCCTTTAGGGCGGACCAAAGGGAAGGATCACGATCCGTGCTGACCTTATCTGTCTCGATTCCGTGACGCTCAAGAATCTGCATGCTGTCAGTACTCTGGAATCCGTCATAGGTGATTTGGCCAATGACAAAACCCCGATTGATCAACTCGAAGATCAGAACGCGAACCCAGCGGATCTGAATCTCACGCGCTAGGTGGTTGCCGTCTTCATCCTTGGCGGCGGAATCAGCCTCGAACGCTACCGTGAAGTCATTCCTGATGATGGGTCTGATTTCAGTCTGGATGTACTTAGTACCCTCTTCATCGAAAAGCACAGCATCGTACTCTTGCCACTTCTCAACGTGCGACATCGAGATACCTGCACGGTCAGCCTTGATAGCAAGGTCTGCATGGAGGGCATATCGAGCGCCCTGTACAGGCTGGAAGTCATCAGAGAAGTGGAAGACTGGCTCCCAGTTCTTCGTCTTCTTGCCCGTGCGAGGAGAGACGAACTCCACAGTATGATAATCCACGGTAAGAGGCTGTTCGTCCTTATCCACGGCCTCTCGGAAGATGCTCATGTTCTTGAAGAACGGGTTGGTAGCACGCTTAGGCTTGCACTCATACTTGGCGGCAGACCCGTCAGGATCCTTCTCGTAATCCTCGAAGAAGTCTTCCTTGCCCTTGATTCGAGGATTGACTTCCCACGTTGCATAGGGTCCAGAGACGTAGTGAATGGACTTGGATCCGTACTTCTTGTTGGATTCCTTGCCCTCCTCAGTCAACCGCTGGATCGTGGATCCCTGGTAGCGGGGGTAGGAGATAGCTACGCGCTTATAGGTCTTAGGGAAACGGGTGCTGGCGGAGGTCTTGATCATCTCAAGAATGGACTCAGCGGAGGTAGAAGCCTCACGTAGCTTCTTACCGGTACCCACCATTTCATCTTTTGCCTTGAAGGCGTCAATCTCGTCCGCAACACCAAGCATGATGTTAAGACCTTCCTGACCTTCAGCGTCAGAGTGTCCAGACACGGCTTCGATGTTCTTGGCGTACTCGATAACACCCTGCTTGACCGCCGCCTTGTCTCGGAACCATCCGCTCTTCACAGCCACGGTCATGGGCTTGAAGAATGCTCGGTTAGCCTGGGGGGCGTTGGCGGCGATGTTGAGAAGGTGGATGGAGTCAGACTCCGGCATCTCAAAGTAGATCTGTGGAGACTTCAGGCATAGGAGCATATATGCAACTCGAAGGGAAGCCCATCGGGCTACAGCGTCCTTACCGGAGCCCTTTCCCCACTGGAGGGTGATGAGGTTAGCGCTGGGGACATCTGCGGACCAATACTCGGATCCGAATTCCTCAGCCATTCGAGGGTACAGGTCAGGATAGTAAATACGCTCGATGACACGAATAGCCATCTCCTGTTCATGGGAGAGGTTGATATTCGAC